CTGAGGAGGCGGAATGGCTAAGCGTAAATGCAAAGTATGCGGCACGGTGTTTGAAAAGCAGAGGCCGTTGCAGTTTGTCTGCTCCCCGGCTTGCGGGATTGAGTATCAGCGCGAACAGAAGCGCAAGGCGGCCGTCAAGTCGGAGCAGGCAGCCAAGCGCAAGGAGCGGGCGAGGACGGCGGCGATGCGGCACAAGCTGGAAACGATACCGGAACTGACGAAAAAGGCGCAGGCGGCGTTTAACCGCTATATCCGATTGAGGGATAGGGGCAGGCCTTGCATCAGTTGCGGCAAGCCGTTGGGTGGCGAGCCGAACAGCTACGACGCGGGGCATTACCGCAGTGTGGGCAGTTCGCCGCATTTGCGTTTTGACGAGGGTAATGTGCACGGGCAATGCAAACACTGTAATTGCCATTTGTCGGGCAATGTGGTGGCGTATCGACAAGGTTTGATTGGGCGTATCGGGCTGACCGAAGTGGAGCGCATCGAAGCCGACCAGTCGGAAAAGCATTACGGTAAGCAGGATTTGCGCGAACTGGCGGCAGAGTACCGCAGGAAGGCGAGGGAAATCGAATGAGCCAAAAGTTTAAACGATTCATCACGCGGGATAACAAGCGGGATGTGATGCGGCTGGCGTATGAGATGGCGGGAACGCTGCTGCAAGTGCATGACAAGGCAGTCGTGGAAGTACGGGAGAAAACCCGCACGGACGAGCAGAACGCGAAGCTGCACGCGATGCTGGGGGATATTGCCAAGCAAAAGACCTTCAACGGGCAGAAGCTGAATATCGAGCAGTGGAAGATGGTTTTTGTGTCGGGGCATCGGATTGCCACCGGCGGCACGGCTGAAATGGCGATTGGCTTGGAGGGGGAAGTCATCAACTTGCGGGAGAGTACGGCGCGGATGGGTGTGCGGCGGTTGGCGAGTTTGATTGAGTATATCCAGGCGTGGGCGGCGGACAATGGGGTGGAGTTTGGCGGAATGGCGGAGGGATGAATGAAGTGTCGGGGCGAAAATCATGGAATGGCAAAGCTGACGGAGCGGGAGGCAAAGGCGATTCTGCGCTTACGGCATGCCGGTGTCGGTTATCACTTATTGGCGGAAGCATTCCAAATTTCCAGCCGAACGGTGGGTTCGATTTGCAGGGGGGAGCGGTGGTTACACTTGGATTCGGAGATGGAGGATTACAATGGGACAAATGGAAAAACTGACACCAAAGCAAGCAAGGTTTGTTGAGGAATATTTGGTGGATCTTAATGCCACGCAGGCGGCGATTCGGGCGGGGTATAGCGAGAGTACGGCGCGGGCAATTGGACACGAGAACCTGACAAAACCTGACATTCAGGAAGCGATTGCTGAGGCGCGCGGCAAACAGCAACAGAGAACAGAAATCACGGCTGACAGGGTGCTGGAGGAATATGCAAAAATTGCATTTTTCGATCCGCGCAAGCTGTTCACGGCAGACGGCGGGATTAAGCCGGTGGAGCAATGGGATGATGATGTGGCGGCGGTGATTGGGGCGCTGGATGTGGTGGAAATCGGCGATAACGGGGAGATGATTGGCCGGGTGAAAAAGCTGAAGCTGATTGACAAGAAGGGGGCGTTGGACAGTATCGGCAGGCATTTGGGCATGTTTGTGGACAGGACGGAGCTGAGCGGGCGCGATGGGGAGGCGATTGTGATTTCGGATGCGGAGCGCTCGGCCAAGATTGCGGGTTTGTTGGCAATGGCGAAGGCAAGAAAAGATGGGGAATGACGTATTGCCGCGCGAGGTGGCGGAATTGCTGCCTTACCTGACGGAAACGGAACGGCAGGAGTTGGACGGCCTGCTGCGCGATTTGCCGCTGTGGTTGCCGCTGCCGGGGCCGCAGCTGGCGGCCTACACCACGCAGGCGGATATTATCGGTTTCGGCGGGGCGGCAGGCGGCGGCAAGACGGATTTGGCCTGCGGCAAGGCGCTTACCCAGCACCAAAAGGTGTTAATCCTGCGCCGCGATGCCAAGCAGTTGCAAGGGATTGTGGACAGGTTGCGCGAGCTGATCGGCAATGATGACGGCTTCAACAGCCAAAAAGGCGTGTGGCGGCTGGATAAGCGGCAGATTGAGTTGGGCAGCTGCCTGTATGTGGACGACTGGCAGAAGTATCAGGGGCGGCCGCATGACTTGCTGATATTCGATGAGGCGGCAAACTTTTTGGAAATTCAGGTGCGGGCGCTGCTGGGCTGGCTGCGCTCGACCGACCCGAATCAGAAATGCCAGGCGCTCTTGACCTTTAACCCGCCGACCACGGCGGAGGGGCGTTGGATTGTGGATTTCTTTGCGCCGTGGCTGGATAAGAAGTTTCCTAATCCGGCGGCGGGCGGGGAAATCCGCTATGCGGCCAGCGTGGACGGCAAGGATATGTGGGTGGATGACGGACGGGAATTTGTGTTGGTGGACGGAGTGCCTGTGTATGAGTTCGACCGCAACAGCTTTAAGCCGGAGGAAGTGGTGAAGCCGTTGGCCCGTACGTTTATCCCGTCAAGGGTAACGGATAACCCGTATCTGATGGGCACGGGCTATGTGAATACGCTGCAATCGCTGCCTGAGCCGCTGCGTTCGCAAATGCTGAACGGGGATTTCAGTGCGGGGATTGAAGATGACCCGTGGCAGGTTATCCCGACTGCATGGGTGGAGGCGGCAATGGCGCGCTGGAAGCCTTTGGACAGGCTGCCTGAAATGGACAGCCTGGGGGTGGACGTGGCACGCGGCGGCAAGGATGAGACGGTATTGGCGCGGCGGCACGGGATGTGGTTTGACCAGCCGCTGGTGTATCCGGGCAGCCAAACGCCGGACGGCCCGGCTACGGCGGGCTTGGTGATGGCGGCTTTGCGTAACCGTGCGCCAATCCATATCGATGTGATCGGGGTGGGCAGTGCGCCGTTTGATTTTCTGACGGAAGCACGGCAGCAAGTGATTGGCGTGAATGTGGCGGAGAAATCGACGGCGCGGGATAAGTCGGGGCGCTTGGGCTTCCGCAATCTGCGTTCGCAGTTGTGGTGGCGGATGCGCGAGGCGCTCGACCCGGCCAACAATACGGGCATCGCCCTGCCGCCGGATTCGCGCCTGCTGGCGGATTTGTGTGCACCGACTTGGAAGTTGTCCGGCGCGGAAATCTATGTGGCGAGCCGTGAGGAGATTGTGGCGAAGATCGGCCGTTCGCCGGACTATGCGAGTGCCTATTGCTTGGCGCTGCTGGACACGCCGAAAATCGACAGCCTGCGTGTGGCAGGTGGGAATAAAAAAGTGATGGAGTACAACCCTTATGCTTGATGTGCGGATAGATGATGGTTTGCGCTACATGGATTGGATTGAGCAGCAGCTGGCGGAGACGCACCGCTTGGAAACGGAAGCGGACTGGGCGGGCAAGGTTAGCTTGAACCGTGAGCTGTATCGGGCGGTAGCGGCGGAGGGTAATCTGCTGTTTGCCGGGGCGTTTGTTGATGGCGAACTGGTGGGCTACTGCTCAGCCTTCCTTTCACGCCATCCGCATTATGACTGCCTGATGTGCCAGCACGATGCGCTGTTCCTGCTGCCTGAATATCGGGTGGGGATGGCCGGTTTGCGCTTAGTGCAGACGATTGAGCGGGAAGCGGCACGGCGTGGCGCGGCTTATGTGGCCTGGCATGCCAAGCCGGGCAGCAGTTTTGAAGGCATCCTTGCGCGGCGTTGCCGCCGTGAGGATGTGGTTTATTTACGGCAACTGACGAAAGGATAGAGACGATGCCAGCAGCACCAGTAATCGCCGCTGTAGCAGCGGCAGTGGGAACCAGTTATTCGATTTACTCCGGCGAGCGTGCGGACAAGAAGCAAAGCCGAGCGCAAGCACAGGCGGAAAAGCAGGCGAAGGAGCAGGCTTTGCAGGCTGAACGCGATTTCAATAAAGCCAACAGCAAGAAAGCCAACACGGCCGGCTTGCTGCAGGCGGCTCAACAGGACGGCGGAGGCGTAAGCAGCACCATGCTGACCGGTTCGGATGGGATTGACAACGACAAACTCAAGCTGGGCAAGCAGGGCCTGCTGGGCAAAACCTCTCTCTTGGGGTAAAACATGGACACGAATTTACGCAAGCGCATCCTCAAGCGGCACGCCGACCTGAAGAAGGAGCGTGCTTCTTGGGATGACCATTGGCGCGATATTTCCCGCCATCTACTGCCGCGCTCAGGGCGTTTTTTGGCAGATGAGCGTAATCGCGGCGATAAGCGCTTCAATGAGATTTACGACAGCACAGGCACGCAATCGCTGCGCATCTTGGCAGCTGGGATGATGAGCGGCATGACTTCGCCGGCTCGGCCTTGGTTTAAGCTGGCGATTGAGGATGCCGACTTGATGCAGTATCAGCCGGTCAAGTTGTGGCTCGACCAAACGACCAAGCTGATGCACACCATTTTCCAGCGTTCAAACACCTACCGTGCTTTGCATGCGATGTATGAGGAATTAGGGGCGTTCGGCACAGCGGCCAGCATCATCCTGCCGGATTTCGATGATGTGCTGCATCACTACCCGCTGACGGTGGGGGAATATGCGGTGGCGACCAACTGGAAAGGCGAGGTGGACACGCTGTATCGTGAGTTCCAGAAGACGGTGGCAGAGACGGTGCGTGAATTTGGCTACGACAATTGCAGCCCATCCCTGCGCCGCCGTTATGACAATGCGAACTATGACGGTTGGGTAACCATCATCCATGCCGTCGAGCCGCGCTTGGAGTGGGATGCTTCGCGCCGTGATGCGCTGAATATGCCGTGGCGTTCGGTGTATTTGGAAAAAGGGGCAGATGAGAACGATGTGCTGCGTGAAAGCGGCTTTAGGCGTTTCCCGGCACTCTGTCCGCGTTGGACGGTATCGGGCGGGGATATTTACGGCCATAGCCCGGGTATGGAGGCATTGGGCGATATTAAGCAGTTGCAACACGAGCAGCTGCGCAAGGCGCAGGGTATCGACTACAAAACCAATCCGCCGCTGCAAGTGCCGACCAGCCTAAAGTATCGGGATGTGGATAGGCTGCCTGGCGGGATTATGTACACCGATTCCGCCGGCTCACAGGCAGGCATCCGCCCGCTGTATGAAGTGCAGCTGGATTTGAACCATCTGTTGCAGGATATTCAGGATGTGCGCGGGCGCATCCGCAGTACCTTCTATGCGGATTTATTCCTGATGTTGAGCAATCAGCAAAACCCGAACATGACGGCCACGGAGGTGGCGGAACGGCATGAGGAAAAACTGCTGATGTTGGGGCCGGTGCTGGAGCGTTTGCAGAACGAGTTGCTCGACCCGCTGATTGAAACCACCTTCGACTTCATGCAGGAGGCGCAGATGCTGCCGCCACCGCCGGAGGAATTGGATGGCGTGGATATTGATATCCAACTGGTATCGATGTTGGCGCAGGCGCAGCAGGCGGTAGCCACCAACAGCATCGACCGCTTCATTTCGACCGTGGGCGGCGTGGCACAGTTCAAGCCGGAGGTGTTGGACAAGATTGATGCCGACAGGCTGACGGATGTGTATGCTTCGGCCTTGGGCGTGGACCAATCCATCATGTTGCCGGAAGAGCAGGTGCAGGCGGTGCGCGAACAACGGGCGCAGCAGGCACAGGCACAGCAGCAAATGGAAGTGGCCAACCAGGCAGCGGATGCGATGCAGAAAGTCAGCCAGGCCGCAGGCAACGCGGACGTGACGGAGGCATTCAGCGGCTATGCTTAGGCGGAGTAGGAATAAAGGGCGGCTTAGGCTGCCTTTTTTGTTGGGCTTGGGGTATGATGGCGGAGTGTTGGATTGTGTAAAGGAGATGGATGATGAAAAAGTTGCTTATCTTATTGTTGCTGTGTGTATCCCTGCCTGTCTTGGCTTATGAATACAAGTATGGGGAATGGGTAGCGTTTACTGGGAGATTACAGACGATGCGCGGTGGTTGGATGGCTATTGTGTTGGATAAACCGATAACCGTTGTGCCGAAATCCGGGGATGATGATGGTATAGACACGCCGGAAACAGGCGTGAGGATGATGCAATTGGCTATGTCGTCTCCCGAAAATTTCCGGCAGTATCGGCAATTCAAAGGTAGGATGGCACGGGTGCAATGTGAAACGCTGTTCCATTCTATTACTGCGCATCATCAAACGCCAGTGCTGTGTAGTGTGGCTAGGATTTCTGCGCCTGATAGGCCGTAGGGGAGAGGCATAGGAAATGAATCGCAATAGCCTGGTAGATGATTTAGAGTTGTATGCAAAATACAAAAGACTAGAACGGGAAAATATCTGTGCGCTATTTAGAAACATCATGGACATTGCCTTTCTCCAGATTATGAAGCTGGCTGGCGTTTTTATCGTGTTGATGCTGTTTGGGTATTGGTTGAGCCATGAAGCCGGGCTGGTGATTGTGCTGGGGATGGCTTTGTTCTTAGCTGGTGTTTCATACATCCATTTGCTGATCGGTAATGACAAACTGTGGCGGATAACTTACTTGGTGTGGGAATTTTCCAGCAACGAATATTCGGATGCTGCGCGGCGGCTAGAGGAGGAATATCCGGCACTACTCTATTACGACTTCTCGCGGTGGTATATTCCAACTTCTTGGGCGGCAACAGAAAAGCGTGATTTGAAATTTGCTGTTCTGTTTGTGGAGCCGCATTATATCAAGCACTTGGCTAAATATATTGAGATGTGTACGCAGCAGAAGAGGATTGTGCCTTATGATGAGGTAACGGTGCAGATGAAGCTTGAGAATCGATAGCTAGACCAAAGATGTATTTACCTATTGGAGAGAATAATGAAGAAGATGTTGATTATTGCAGTTTTCATATTAAGTTGCATTCCATCTTATGCCTATCAAGCCGGGGATGTAGTGGATGGTAGGTGGGTGTATAGCCACGGGAATAATAGAGATGGGTATTGGTTTATTGATAAAAATACAATAAGTAGAGATTCTTATTGGATGAAGGGCTCTCCAACTCCTGAAAGTATTAGAAGAAATTATCCAAATGCTGGATTCATGTTATTAAGGGTTAGTCTTAATTGTACTAATTACAGCAGAAGGGTTGAGAGTATAATTTTATATTCTAGGAACAATGAGATAATTGATTCATACACTACTCCTCAATCTGACCCATATGAATATGCAGCGCCTGGCTCTATTTTAGAGGCTAAAATAAGAGCATTGTGTACAAGACCAGCACAATAATTTACCATCATTACCCCCTTGCGCAAGCAGGGGGTTTTGTTTATGGAGGAGACGACTGCTTTTTACTTGCCTAAATCAAGCGGTATAGTGTTATTTAGTTTGGGATGGACAATATCTAGCATACGGTTGAAGTCATCCTTATCTTTAGCCAACTTCAATAACGTAACGACGGAAGCCAGGTGTTCCTTCAGTTTCGGATGCCCGACATCTTGTGTTAAGAGTTGATGTAGTTTAGCTTTTTTCTCTTGTTTGCTGGCCGCTTTTTTCAACTCAGGTAGTAGCTCTGGAGCAAGGCGGGCATATACAGCGTTGTTGGTAATATGCCCGAAGAACTGCGGGAATTGGTTGTTTTTAAGCGGAGGGAAAGGAACGTTATACAACCGGCAAAGCTCTTTATAATATTCCAAAGGGAATGTTTTAACCCAAGGCTGCAGTTCTTTCGCAACGAAAGCCTCAAGGATTTTAGCAAGGGCATCTTTTGATCGTACGTCTTGATAGCCAGTTGCCTCATCAACAAGAGCAATAATACCAACCTTGGCTAATGACCTAACGAGGATTTCTGCTTTTTGTGCGGTTGATAATTGGTTCGCTTTTGTGATTACCCCAGCTTCCCGGGCTTTCAGGTATAAATCACACACCAAAGGCAAAATTGTTGCGTCATACCCTTCCTGTTTTTTATTGGAAAGATTAACGTATTCAATTTTATTGATCACTGCCCGCAAATCCTCATCAATAAAAGGTTGCAGGTTTTTTGCGTCAATAAAAACGGGGGTATCGATCACCCTTGCGTTCCCGCGTGCAGGACGGTCGAGCGCACGAAAGATGGCTGCTTGAGTAATAACACGCCGATTATCATCTAATACCGCTACATCTAGCTCGGTATTACCAATATTCAGTTTACCCTCATACATAGCTTTCGGCATTGCTGCCTTAGCTTGCCTAGCAGCTACCATTTTATCCGCCTGTTCCTTGCGTTGCTCCGGTGTCATTTTCTCTGCCCTGACTTTCCCACCAATAGCACGGCCTGTTACTGATTGAGTTTTTGACATTACTTTTCTCCTGTTGAAAATATGTGCAAATTATATATTGAAAGTAATATATTTGCAAATAACAAATTGCTAGTTAAAAATATATTGCACGCAGCCTTCGGGCTGCTTTTTTTGCCTGATATTTTACTAAATTTTACAGTTACACTTGATTTTTCAGGACTTGTATTAGAGTAGCGGCAGACAGTTGGAGGGGCAATGAAACAGGAAGCGATGCAGTCGGATATTCGGGCGCTGATGAAGCTGCCGGCCGGACGGCGGGTGGTGTGGCGTTTGTTGGAACAGGCCGGCGTGTGGCGTTCGGTATTCAACCCTGAGCCGTTGAGGATGGCATTTGCCGAAGGGCAGCGCAATCTCGGCTTGTGGCTGTTGGACTGGGTAATGCGTGAATGCCCGGATGAATACGATTTGATGATGAGGGAAACACGCGATGAGCGATGAGACTTTAATCACGGAAGCGGCGGCGGAAGAGGCTGCGCCGGAGCAAGCACAGGCGGCAGTGGAAACACAGCAGCCTGCCGAACCGGAACAGCCAGCCGCGACTGAGCAGCAAGAAAAGCCGGCTGTGCCGGAGCAGTATCAATTCACGGCGGCAGAAGGCAAAGAATACGATGCCGATGTGCTGAAGGAATACGAAGCAGCGGCGCGTGAAATCGGCTTGGATAACGATCAGGCCAATCTGATGCTGGGTCGTATGTCGGCTATGTTGGAGCAGCGCCATAGTGCGCAGATGGAGGCTTTAAGCAATCAATGGGCGCAGCAATCGCGAACGGATGCAGAGTTTGGCGGCGACAAGCTGAACGAAAACATGGCGGTGGCGAAGCGTGCCTTGCAGCAATACGGCTCGCCGGAATTGTCTGATTTACTCAATCAGTCCGGCTTGGGCAACCATCCGGCCTTTATCCGGATGTTCTACCGGGTTGGCTTGACCTTGCGGGAGGACGGTATGGTCAATGGCAACAAGGGGGAGGCGCGTTCGGCGCAGAGTTTTTACAACGCAAGCAACATGAATCCTTAAAAGGGGTAAGCAATGGGTGTATTGAAAAGCAACAATCCGACTTTGGCCGATGTGGCCAGCCGCATGGATGATAAGGGGAATATCTCCGATATCATCGAAATGCTGACGGAAACCAATGAAATCTTGGAGGATGCCACTTGGCTGGAAGCCAACGGTTTCACTGAGCATAAAACCACGGTACGCAGCGGTTTGCCGCAGGGTACTTGGCGTATGCTGAACTATGGTGTGCAGCCGGAGAAATCGACCACGGTTACCATCAAAGACAGCATGGGCATGCTGGAAAGCTACGCGCTGACCGATAAGGCGCTGGCTGATTTGAACGGTAATTCGGCCGCTTGGCGCTTGAGTGAAGAGCGTGCTTTCGTGGAGGGTATGAACCAGAACTTGGCCAGCACCTTGTTCTATGGTGATACCTCTGCCACGCCGCAACGCTTTACCGGCTTGGCTCCGCGCTTCAACAGCAAGGCAGCGGAAAACGGCCAGAACATCATTGATGCCGGCGGCACGGGCAATGACCTGACTTCTATCTGGTTGTGCGTATGGGGGCCGAATACTCTGCACGGTATTTATCCGAAAGGCAGTAAGGCCGGCTTAGTTATCCGCGACCTGGGCGAAGATACGGTGAAAGATGCCGACGGCGGCGAGTATCAAGCCTACCGTACCCACTACAAATGGGATGCCGGCCTGACCCTGCGCGATTGGCGTTATGTGGTGCGCATTGCCAATATCAACTGGCAACAGCTGACCAAGGATGCTCAAGCCGGTGCCGACCTGATCGACCTGATGACCCAGGCTATTGAGTTGCTGCCGAACGCCAATATGGGCCGTGCGGTGTTCTACGTAAACCGCAAAGTACGCAGCTTCCTGCGCCGCCAGATTGCCAATAAGGTGGCTGGATCAACCCTGACCATGGAGCAGGTGGCCGGCAAGCATGTAGTGTCGTTTGACGGTATCCCGGTAAAACGCAGTGATGCGCTTCTGTTGAGCGAAGCGCAGGTTAGATAAAGGGGGATGACATGATTATCGATAAATTCCTGCAACTTTCCGACAAGCAGACTGTGATCTCTACTGCTCCCTCTACTCACGAGGTGGACTTCGGCCAGCCTACCCCTAATCTTGGCTTGAACAGCCAGCCCTTGTATGTGGTGGTTACCGTGGCTGAAGCGGTCAGCGGTACTGGCAAAATCAACTTCGCCCTGCAGCACAGCGACACTGCCGGCAGCGGCTATGCCGATGCCTTAAACGGCGTGGTGCCGGCAGCTGATTTGAAAGCCGGCGCCCAGGTGGTGCTGCCGATGCCGATTAAGCATAAACGGTTCGTGCGCCTGAACTATACCGTGGACGGCGTGGTGGGCATCGGCAAATTCTCAGCACAGATTGTGGCCGGCCTGCAGGCTAATACTCCGCCGGCTGATAGCCCGAGTATCAAGTAGGAGGCGGCTATGGCACGCGGAAAACAAACACCGGAACAAACACCGGAACAAACACCGGACGGCGGCTTCCAGCTGGTAGAGGCTACCTCAGTCGGCTTCTACGGCCAAATCCGACAGCGTGGCGAACGCTTCTATGTGGCCGCTGGGGAAACAGCCTTGTGGTTTGAGCCGGTAGCTGAGGACGAAGCAGAGCCGGGAGCTAAAGGCGAAGCAGAGTAAACCAACCGCCTGACCTGCCCAACCGGCCGGCAGGCGGTTTTCTTTGGAGTAGATGATGAGCAACGCAGTAACGATTTGCAATCTGGCTTTGTCGCACTTGGGCGATACGGCCACGGTGGCTTCAATCCAGCCGCCGGAAGGCAGCGTGCAGGCCGAACATTGCGCCCGCTTCTACCCGCAGGCTTTGCGCTCGCTGCTCGCTTTGCACCATTGGGGGTTTGCTACGCGCTATGAGCCGCTGCAGCGGGTGGATCGAGAGGGTGATGCACGCTTTGCTTATGTATTTGCCCTGCCGGCTGAAGCTTTGGAAATGGTGGCCGTGCGTGATGCTCATGGGGCAGGAATGCCGTTTGCAGTGCAGGGGAAAAATGTACTGGCTAATCAGCCTTTAGTTTGGGGGCAATGGATAGACGGGGCGGTGGAGCCTAATTCGTTCCCGCCATTGTTCACGGAAGCTTTGGCTTGGCAGTTGGCTTCGATGCTGGCCGGGCCGATACTGAAAGGGGATGCCGGGGCGGCGGAAGCGAAGCGCTGCTTGCAGATGGTGTCGGTGTATTTGCCTCAAGCTAAAGAGGCGGATGCCAACCAGTATCAACTACCGATAACGCATAAAGTGGTGTGGATGGAGCAGCGATGAGTAGTGTTCGTTTATTCAAACATTCTTTTGCCGGCGGCGAAATTGCGCCGGAGATGTTCGGTCGCATCGATGACGAGAAGTATCAGAGCGGCCTGGCGCTGTGCCGTAATTTCGTAGTGAAGCCGCAAGGCGCGGTGGAGAACCGTGCCGGACTGAAGCTTGTGCGGGCGGCCAAGTATGCGGATAGGAAGGTGCGGCTGCTACCGTTTACCTATTCGACCACGCAGACGATAGTAATTGAGTTCGGCCATGAATACTGCCGCTTTCACACCCAAGGGGCAACCCTACTGGACGGCAGCAACCAGCCCTATGAGCTGGCTACGCCGTATCAGGAAGCGGAGTTGTTCGATGTGCATTATGTGCAGTCGGCCGATATTGTGACTTTGGTACATCCGAACCATCCGCCGATGGAGTTGAAGCGTTACGGGGCGGCAGATTGGCGGTTGGAAACCATCCGTTTCAAGCCGGAGTTAGATGCTCCGCAAGGAGTGGCGGCCACAGCGCACGGCGGAGGTGGTGTTCTGTTTGGTTATGTGGTCACGGCGATCGCCCAAGATGGCACTTCTGAATCAGAAGCTTCGGCTGAAGTGGAGGTGGTAAATGATTTGTACACATCAGGCCACCACAACACGATCCGCTGGAATCCGGTAAACGGCGCCAGCCGATACAAAGTGTACAAACGGCATAACGGACTATACGGCTACATTGGGCAGACTACGGACACGACGTTTGATGACGACAACATCAGTGCGGATATGTCGGCTACGCCGCCATTGTATGACGATGTGTTTATTTCAGGCGGTATTTTGTCGGTGGCGGTATTGGATGGCGGGCGCGGCTACCTGGAAAAGAGCGGTATTGCTTCGGCCGCAGTACTGAGCGGTGGGCAGAATTATCCTCAGGACGGCACATTCCGCGCCCGTGCGCCTAATCCGCAGGGTGGCAGCGGCGACTTCTTCAGCATCGAAGACCGCAGCGGCAGCGGTGCGGAACTGGATGTGGTGGTACAGGGTGGCAAGATTGTGCGTATCGACCGGATACAGGCTGGGAGGGATTACACCGCCCCGCGTTTGGTGTTCCGCAATGAATCCAAAGTGTATCAGCGCGGCGATCAAATCAGCGGTAGGACATGGCAGTCGGCGGAAGTATCTATGCGCTTGGATGGTTTCCCGGAATTGGTGGTGAGCGATGCCACAGGAAGCTGGGCGCAGCTGTTTCCGGTGGTGCAAAACGGACGCATTACGGCAGTGCGGGTATTGAAAAAAGGCAGCAACTATACCGCGCCCAGTATTACGGTGCAGGCTGCTGTCGGCAGCGGTGCGCTATTTGGCAAGGTGGCGGTGTCGGGCAAGAGCTTCCCGGCGGCAGTTTCATACTTCTCACAGCGCAGGGTGTTTGCCGGTACGCATTCTCAACCGCAGAACATTTGGATGACCAAGAGCGGCACGGAAAGCAATATGTCGTACTCAATCCCAACCCGAGAAGACGACCGAATTGCGTTCCGTGTGGCGGCGCGTGAAGCCAATACCATCCGCCACATTGTGCCACTGAATAAGCTGATCCTGCTGACTTCATCGGCGGAATGGCGCATGGAAACCGTTAACTCTGAAGCACTCACTCCGTCTTCAGTATCGGTAGCCCCTCATTCCTATATCGGTGCTTCTAACGTGCAGCCGGTGGTGGTGAACTCAACTCTGATTTACTGCGCGGCACGCGGCGGACATGTGCGCGAAATGGCGTATTCATGGCAAGCAGGCGGCTATGTGAGTGGCGATTTGTCGCTACGCAGTCCACATTTGTTTGACGGCTTCGATATTGCGGATATGACTTACAGCAAGGCCCCCATACCGGTGGTGTGGTTTGTGTCTTCATCCGGCGAGCTGTTGGGGAATACCTATATTCCTGAGCAGCAAATCGGCGCCTGGCATCGGCACAATACCCACAAGGGGCGTTTTGAGAGCTGCACGGTGGTGGCCGAAGGCGCAGAAGATGTGCTGTATTGCGTGGTGCGCCGGGAGCTGGCCGGCGGCACGCGGCGCTTTGTCGAGCGGTTGGAGAGCCGCGCCTTCGCCCGGCAGGAAGAGGCGTTTTTCGTGGATTGCGGCTTGAGCTACTCAGGCGAGGCGGTAAACGAAATTCAGGGGTTGGAACACTTGGAAGGCGAGACGGTGGCGATACTGGCGGACGGCGCGGTGCTGCCGGAAACGCTGGTGCGCGATGGCAAGATCAGTCTGCCGATAAAAGCCAAGACAGTACACGTCGGCTTGCCGATAGTGAGCGATATGCAAACCCTGCCGGTGGCGGCGCAGATTGATAGTGCTTTCGGGCAAGGGCGCAAAAAGAACGTGAATAAGGTACTGCTGCGGGTGTGGCGTTCATCCGGCATTTGGGTAGGGCCGACTGCCGACAAACTGACCGAAGCCAAGCAGCGGCGCGATGAGCCTTACGGCCAACCGCCCGCCTTGCGCAGCGGCGATATCGAAGTGGTGATACAGCCTACTTGGGATGACGGCGGGCAGGTGTTTGTGCGCCAAACCCAGCCCCTGCCTTTAACGGTGGTGGGCGCAACGGCAGAAGTGGTGTTGGGCGGATAGGAGGGAAGGAATGAAGATTGCATCGACGGGCGGCGGGTTTTCAGGTAGCCCGCACAGCGGCGGCACGGGTGCGGCCGATATTGCCGCAGCGGTGGGGCAGGCATTCGGCCTGCTGGGCGGTTTCGCCGGTAGCTTTTATTCAGCCAAGGCACAGAAGCGCAACCTGCAGCATCAGGCACGGATGGCGGAAATCAACGCCCGCATTGCCGAAACCGGCGCGAAAACGGAATTGGCGCGCGGCCAGGCGGAATACGCCCGCCATACCTTGCAGGCCGGGCATTTGAAATCTGCACAACGAGCAGCTCTGGCCGCCAACGGCATGGTGATGAACGAAGGCAGCGCGGCGGAAATGCTGGCCGCTACCGACATCATGAAGGAAATCGATGCGCAGACGATTGAGGAAAACGCCCTGCGTAATGCCTGGGGCTACCGTATCCAAGCTACCGATTACCGTAATCAGGCATTGATGGGCCGGGCGCAGGCTTCATCCATCAACCCTGTCGGTGCAGGCTTGCAAACCTTGCTTGGCTCTGCGCCGATGGTGGCGGAATACTGGGATAAGTATTCACGGCAAAAAGGCAGCGGCAAGCTGAGCGCAGAAGAGAAACGATTGCTGGGCAGTAATCACTACGGCCGCACCAGCCGCATCCATACCCTGAAACGATAGAGGCAGAACCATGAAGACACCGACCTATGACAATTTTCAGGTAGCCCCCAACACCCTGCCGCAAACCCGTTTCGGCGCGCAGGAGATGGGCGACCCCGGCGCAGCCATCACGCAGCAGGCCAAGGTATCGATGGCACTGGGCCAGCACTACGGCGAACAAGCCCTGCAACAAATGATGGCGGCCAACCAAAGCGTGGCCGATCAGAAATGGGTAGAGGTGGAAAACTACCGGCTGCAGCTGCAGCAGGAATACGAGCAGCAGCGCGGTTTGAACGCCTTGAACCGCGAAGGTGGCCTTTCGCTAGCCGACGAGTACAACAACAAGCTGAACCAGTTTATTGCCGACCAGGCGGAGAGTCTGAATAACCGCGCCCAAGTGGAGATGTTTGCGCATCGCGTAGGGCCGACCCAGGCGGATTTTTCCGACGGCGTAACCAAGCACATGATGGCTGAAGGCCGGAAGTTCCAAGAAGAAACGCTGAAGGGGCGGATGGATGTGACCATCAGCGGGGCGATTGTGGCGTCGACTGAACAGGCTTTTGCCACGGCGATTACCCGGCTGGAAGGAAACATCGGCGATATTGCGGCGCATGAAGGCTGGCCGCCGGAAAAGGCGCAAATGGAATTGCGTAACCGGGTGGGCGAAATAGTGAGCCAGCGGGCGAATCGACTGATGGACATGAATTCCTACGACGAAGCCAAATCAATGGTTGCCCAATATGCCCCGATGATGGACGGCAAAACGGCGCTGGATTTGGCCGCTCGTATCAATAAGTTCCAGATGGATGAAGAGGATACGCAGCTGGGACGTGCTTTGGCCGAAGCTTATCAGAAAGGCGGGATGGTGGATTTGGGCAACCAGTTCACCCCGCCAGCCGGTAAAGCGGGAGGCAGCGGCAATGTACGCACCTACACTACGCAGGGCGGCGGCAATTTCCGTAAGGTGGGCGGTTCGCGCTCTTGGCGCAACAATAATCCCGGCAACATTGAGTACGGCGATTTCGCCCGCCGCTACGGCGCAATCGGCACAGATGGGCGCTTTGCCATTTTCCCTGACGAAGCGACTGGGCAGCGGGCACGGGCGGCGTTAATTTTTAACGGGGATAAATACCGTAATCTAACCCTTACTCAAGCGATTGAACGGTATGCCCCGTCAAGTGAAAACCATACTACTGCCTATCAGCGGCGGGTATTGGCGGCAGTAGGCGGTGCGAATCTGCCAATGCATAAGTATTCGCCTGCCCAACAGCAGGTCATTCTGCGGACTATGCAGGATGTGGAAGGTTGGAAAGTAGGACGGATTGAAGGTACGGCTGGAATGGCGGTGTCGGTACAGTCCGGCGGCGGTCAGGCTGCTCCCCGACAGAATCGCATGGTACGCATCCCAGGCGGGGATTGGGCGGCGATTGAGCGGCAAATCGACCGGTTGCCGCCGGGGCGGCGCGAGAACGTGCGGCGTGCTGCGCGTGACTGGAGGGCGATGCTTGAGCAAAGCGAAAACGACTTGATACAGAAAACCAACCGCAATGCGCTGGATGCGATTGCCAGCGGCGCCAGGGTGCAGGATTTGCCGGCGGAAGTTAAAACAATACTGGGGCCGTCCAGATTGCAGGCGCTGGACGACTACCGCGATAAACTGGTGCGCGGTGAACAGAACAAAATGGAGGAAGCGGCCAAACCGATTTACTACGATTTTCTCTACCACCCGGAAAAACTGACGGGCATGAGTGAAGAACAAATCATCAACCTGGCGCCGACCATCGGCATGGATAAAGCCAACAACCTGTTGGAACGCAAGCGCCGCCAAGAGAGAGGCGGCGACCAATCCGTACCGAAGGTGGAAGCGGAGGTGCTGAACTGGGCAACTCGACAACTTAATATCAAGACAGGCAACAATGCTTCGGCAGAAGACGTGCAGAAGCGCGGCTGGCTGATGGACAACATCATGCAGGCCAACCGGGATTTTTATAGCACCCATAAACGCTATATGACCCAGGGCGAAGTGCGTGAATTTGTTACCAAAACGCTGATGGATAACTATGTGAGCGAATATATGTTGCGTGGCGTATTTTGGGATAGTTTGGAACAGGAACGTGTGCCGGCGTTAATCGCTTCGCCGCAGCAGCGCGGGCGGATGCGGTATGAACAGGGGAGTAAATAATGGGACAGGGAAGGGCGAAAACTTTTGACGAGATGCTGGCTACCGCTTATCAGGCGGTGGGGGTTAATCCGGAGCAGCAGGCACAAATCAACCGGATGGCGCAGACGGTAAATATTCCGGCGGCGGTGTTTAAGCATACCGGTACGGATACGCGCAATCTGCTGAAGGCGAGGCAGATGATTGAGCGGATACAAGGCTCTCCGCGCGTGCAGCAGGCTTTAGCTGACCCGGCGCGATTTGGTGTGGCACAGGATGATATCGATAACCTGATTAAGTTGGCAGAAAACGCCGACCGCTACGGCGGCATGATGCGGGTGGAAAACTCGCGGTTGAAGGATTTGACCGAATCTATTCAGCGCGGCTTCCACACCGGAGTGGCGAATAGCATTCTGGTGGAAGGCACAGAGGGCGGAATTATGCGCGGGCTGCAAAAGCAACGGGCAGCCGCAGCGAAAGCCAACGGGGTGTATTACAACCCGCATACCGATACGGCGATTGCCTACCTGAACCAGCGGCGCAAGGCCGATGCGCACGCGCCGGATTGGTCCGCCCAACAGGATGCGGCGCAGTTTGCGCAGATCAACCGCAGCGGCTCGTTTTGGGATGCCACCAAATTCGCCTTTACCCATCCGTGGTTTGTAACCAATACGGCGGCCGAATCCATCGGCAGCCAGGCGCAGGAATTGGCGAAAGCGGCGGCAGTGGGCGGCATCCATCCGCTGGTGATGGCGGCTACGGTGGGTATGGGCAGCTACCGCAGCGAATACGCCTCCAGCCTGAGCGAAACCATGCAGGAACACGCCGACCAGTTGCGGGGTATGAGCAAAGTGGAAGCACTGACTTATGCGCTGGGGCGGCAGGATTGGATGGCGGAAGCCCGTAGTAAGGCAAAGCGGCGCGGCATGGCGGTGGGCGCATTTGATGCGGCCACGGCAGGTTTTGCCGGGAAGCTCTTAAATATCGCCCGTGGCGGCGGTGCGGCAAGGACGGCTTTGGCGGTAGGGGGCGAAGGTGCATTGCAGGTGGGCGGCGGTATGGGCGGCGAAGCCACAGCACAAGCATTAACCGGCGAATACAAGCCGGGCGATATTGTGATGGAAGGTTTTACCGAATTGGCCACCGGGCCGACCGAGATACTGGGCAACACCCGCGAAGCCCGGGCGATGGCACGCGAAGCGCGGGCCGAAGCGGCGGCACAGGCGCAGGCTGAAATCGACCAGGCGGCGCAACAATCCAAGCTGGCGCAGCGCGATCCGGTAACCTTTAGCGAAGTGGTGGACGAGGTGGTGGGGGATAAACACCATCTGTATTTGGATGCGCAGGCATTGAACCAATCCGGGCTGGCAGAGGCGGCGGCCAAGGCTTCGCCAAGCATTGCCGCCCAGTATGCCCAAGCCTTGCAACAGGGCGGCGATATTCAAGTGCCGCAGAATGAATGGACGTCGCTGATTTCTCCCAATAAAGAACTGGCTGATCCGCTGCGCCAGATTGCCCGCTTCGAGCCGGACGGGGTATCACTGGAGGAAGCAGCGGAGCAGAAAGCAGCCGCCCAAGCAGAAGGCCAGCAGGAACTAGAAGCGCAGGCACGGCAACAGGAACGCGCGGCACAACAGCAGGTGCAGGCCGAACGGCAGGCGGTGGAACAGGAAATAGCCGGCCAGTTGGAACAGGTGGGGCAGTTCGACCGCAAGGCCAAT